TAATTCAAACGGTACTGGCAGTATTGTGTTTGATAATCTTGCAATAAATACAAATGTAATACAAAATATAGAAAGTAATGCAGTCACAGTTTTTGATAACACAGATAACGGTTATGTCAAATTTGACGGCACTAGCGGATTAGTAATTCCAATAGGACAAAGTGACGAACGTCCTCCGGTTGCTTTCTCCGAACCAGGCCTTATGCGATTAAACACAGATGACAATCGTGTTGAAATCTGGGACGGATTAAATTGGATTTCAGTAGCAGGCCAGGAAGCAGGTCTATCAAGAACAGACGCAGAAACTATAGCGTTCGAAAATATAATAGCAATTGGATAAGAAATGGCAAATACATTTAGAAACAAAGTAATTAAAAATGTAGGAACAGAACCTGTTGAGATACTTTCTGTAGGAGCAGCAGAAAGAGCAACAATAGTAGGCCTAAGTTTAACTAATCTTATCACAAGTTTTGTGTATGTGGATATTATTGTAAAAGACGATACGTCTGTTGATGGTTTTTATCTAAGACAGAACCTTCTTCCTTCTCAGACCAGTTTAAGAGCAGTTACAAACGGTGAAAAACTGATATTAGCACCAAATAATTCTATAAAAATTCAATCTACAGCAGACGATTCGGTAGATGTAATTCTTAGTTACGTGGAGACGGTATAATGGCTAATTATATAGGAAAGAGTCCTCAAGGCATACTAGACGGAGTTGCACGTCAGTATCTCTACGGATTAAGAAGAAACAACGACGGAGAACTTTTTTTAATAAGAATAGATCAATTACAAGGCGGGGACGAAAATTCTATTGTTATTAACAACCAAGGCACAAGAGACGCCAGTTTTCCCGACTTTGAAGAAGGAATCAGCTATTTTGAAGGCATAGACGAATCGCATGACATTGTGTATCCTAACCTCAGATATCCTCAGCTTAAATGGGATAACAGAGCATTAAGTTACTATGTTGAAAGTGAGACAGGACAGTTTGTTCAAAGAGTTAACGAAGATTTTACATACCCCGACAATATATCTACGCCAGGATACAACGAAGGCAGAGATGAACAAGTGCTAGAAAATAAAGAATACACAGACGCAGCGAGAAACCAATGACTGAATTTGCAATAGAACGGTTAACTTACACATGGAAAGGAGAATGGAGCGCAGGAAACTCATATCAGAGAGATGATGTAGTTTCTCTCAATGGCTCTAGCTATGTTTGCCTGATAAGGCACACTGCTTCACAGAATTTTACAGATGATCTAGATGCTGTGCTACCTCAGTCTGATCCTCCACAGCCGGAGCCACGCTGGGTCTTAATGGCAACCGGTGTATCTTTTAGAGGCGACTGGGCAACAGCTACAGAGTATAACAAAAATCAGCTGGTATATTATAAAGGCTCCATTTATATTTGTGAGGTAGATCATGTATCTACGGTATTTTCTCAAGATCAAGAAAATTGGCAGTTTTTTGCCTTCCACATCGAATACCTTGGAGATTGGAGCTCTGCTACAGATTATGTGGATGGTTCTGTTGTAAAATATAACGGCATTGTCTACAAGTGTATAAGACCACACACCTCACAGACTAGACTGGAAGATGATTCGCAGAAATGGCAGGTGTTTTATAACGGAATAGAGTATAGGAGATCCCGAGGCGAATATAGAAAAAACGATCTTTTCAAATTTGGTGGTTCTATAATCAGATTTACAGAAACTCATTTTGCAGGCAACAACATAATTGACGGAAAATACGAAGTAGAATTTCCAGGATACCAATTCGAATCAGACTGGGACCCTGCAGTTCCATATCAAATAGGCGATGTAGTTAAACGCGACGGTGTCTTGTATGTTGCTGTAAAAAATAATTCTAATTTAGATCCATTCACTGACGATTTGTCAGACAACTGGCGAGAGTTATCGCAATCCCGTAATTTTAGAGGTGATTGGAGTTTCAATAGCGAATACAACACAGGCGATGTTGTGCAAAGAGGAGGTCAGCTCTTTGTTGCAAAAAGGCAGATTGCTGTAGTAGGCGAAAGCGAACAAGAAACACAGTACGACGGCAGTACTCTTGATTATCTAGATCCGGACTGGTGGGAACTGTTGATCCCGGGTTCTGTGTTTTCACAGGTATGGGAGACGAATAAGAGATATTCCGTTGGAGACATAGTGTACTACAACGGCACAGCCTACAGAGCAAATATAGAACACATTTCCACAATCGAAGATTTTCCGGGAGATAACGGCAATGTATATAATTACTGGGACACCGTAATTCAAGCAGGGCAGTCAGGTGCACTAAATTACAAAGGAGATTTGCTTTCCTACGGTCTTACAAGAGAAGAAACAGGCGACGGATCTACTCTAGGCGATACAGCAGTTTCAATCGGAGCCGAAGGTGACGTCCTCAGTGTTTCGCAAGAACTAGAAGTTTTTTGGCGCAAGGTAGCAGTAGACGGAAATGTAGTATATGTTGCCCCCAACGGTGTAGACGATAGTGAATTTGACAGAGACAGAGGCCTGCGAATTGATAAACCCTTTAGAACAGTGAAATTTGCCTGTTCTTATATAGAAGATAACTTTGAACCCGGGACTCTGTCAACTATAAAAGTGTCAACTGGTGTATTCGAAGAAATCGCACCTGTAATTGTTCCTTCTGGTACTGCTATTTTTGGAGATGAATTAAGGTCTACTACAATAAAGCCAAATGAACCTATACCCGAATATCAAGATGACTTTAAATTTATTGAAGAAGCAATTGCCAATCTAAGTACTTTCATTCTTGATGTGGTTACAAATACGCCTGTAGAACCAACTTCAGGAAATGATGAACAGCAGTTACTAGAGACTACTACTACTGACGTTTCTGGCGTTAACAGAGTGCTTTCTCAGATTGATATTTTTAGAGACTATGTAAACTTTAGATTACACGGAGGACAAATCGATCCTGTTCTGTCTGGCTCAAACACTGCTAATCAAAATGCTGCTGAAGTAGACGCTGCTCTTGCTTTCTGGGAAAATAGAAAATTCATCGCAGCAGAATCTTGGGCATATCTGCAAAACAAATATCCTGAACAGACATTTACAAGATCAAGAGTACAAAACGATTTTATTGCTCTTTTGAGAGGTGTAAGAAGAGATCTTGAAAATTCGGGCAACTACGGAACTCTGTTAGCCGGCGAACGCTATGTCAATGCCGCGCTCGGATCTACAAGAAAAAATCTTTTTTACATGCGTGATACAACGGGTATGAGAGGCCTTACTCTTAGAGGACTTGATGGCAATCTTATCAATCCTATACCAGGAGGAGAGTATGCTATAAATGACGGCGGCGCCTTTGTTAGCCTTGATCCAGGCTGGGGACCCGCCGACGAAAGAACCTGGATTAACAATCGTTCGCCTTATATTCAGGGCGTTACTACAATAGGAACTCGCTGCGTTGGCAAAAGACTAGACGGCACTCTTCACAACGGCGGCAACCGCTCAATGGTATCCAACGATTTTACTCAGGTACTGTCGGATGGTATAGGTATTTGGGTTTCGGATAACGCACGCACTGAACTGGTATCTGTGTTTAGTTATTATAATGCAGTTGGTTATCTTGCTCAGACTGGAGGAGTGATCCGCGCTACAAATGGAAATAACTCGTATGGAAGATTTGGCACTATTGCCGATGGCAGTGATCCTAACGAAACTCCACAAGAGGTATCTGTATTTAATCGCAACAATCAAGCGCAGGTACAGGATGCTATCGCAGGAGGGTCGATAAGTGAAATCCTTGTTTTTGAATACAGAAACTGCGGAGAAGAATACACAACAGCAGATGCTAACATAATAGGCGCCGGCGAATTTGCATCGGTTGAATTTAGAGATTTTAGAGATAGTGCAATATTCAGCGGCAAGATAACAGGTTTCGGCGATAGCGCTACTGTGGGAGGTTCGGGTTATACACAACAACAAGGTTTTTGTCAATTTAACTCCAACGGCGCAACAGAGATAACTTTGTCTACTAACGACAGCAATCAAATAGACACAAACTATACCGGTCAGAGAGTGATTATTATTGCTGGACCTGCAGCCGGACAGTATGCAATAATAGATACCTACAATCCTACCACCAAAGATGCAACTGTGGTTAGAGAATCTGACGGAGAGCCTGGATGGGATCATGTTGTAGGAGGCACGCCTGCACTTGAACTGCTCGACACCAATAACCAATATAGAATCGAGCCTCGTGTAGACATAGAAGCACCGCCTTTCGAACAACAATATGAAGATTTGCCTGTTGATAGAACCTACATCGACTCAGTTTACGGTGAAATCACACAGACCTTTGCAGCCGTCCAAATACCAACTGGCAGCCAAGGTGACTCTGAAGTTGCAGATCAATCTGCTGTACTAGACATTGTAAAAGCTGGTCTAGATTATTCTGCTAGCATTGTCGACGGGGGAGCAGGATATGTTGTAGGAGATTCTTTTGTAATTGCAGGTACAGAATTTGACGGTTCTAGTCCCGAAAACGACCTTATTGTTAGAATAACGGAAGTGTCTGAGGACAGCACAAACAGTGTTATTTCTATAGAAACAGAAGGCACAGGAAGAGCCGGACGATTAGTAAATGTCGCAAATCCAAACTTTGCATTATTCACAGACGACGGACGAAATTACACAGAGGTTACACTTCCGTTTGTTGCAGACTTTCCGAGAATTATAAGCGGCAATAATAGATTTGTTGCTGTTGCTTCTCTAGAAGACAGAATTGCATTCAGTCTTGACGGCGAAACATGGTCAGAACGTGCCTTGCCAGAAACTCAAAATTGGGTAGACGGTGTATACGGAAATGATGTATTTGTGTTAATTTCTAATAACTCTAATACTGTTGCCTATAGCAGCAACGGCGAAACATGGCAACTAGCAGAGATCCCAGAAGATACAGACAGCGATTCTACAGCAGATTCTACAATTTCTGCATATCAATATCTTGCATACGGCAAAGGACAATTCCTAGCACTGTCTACGTCAGATAGAGCAACTGCAACATCAGAAGACGGTATATCATGGACAAGAAATGACACAGTGCTGCCACAGATTGATGATGAAAATCAATATGATTTTGTTGCCCTTACCTACGGTGATAACAAATTTGTTACAATTACATCAGACGGATTATGCTTTTACAGTTTCAACGGAATTGATTGGCTTACAGGAACTCCGCCTGCAGATGCCGGAGAAGAACCGGGAACTTTTATAACAATAAAATACAATCAAGGCATATTTTTTGTGATAGACACTACAGGAGCTGTATATACTTCCTATAACTGTCTAAACTGGCAACAGACTGTACTAGATGAATCGAAACCCTGGACTACTTTTGGATTTGCTAGTTTTAATTCTAGACCAGAGTGGTTCCTGTTTGCAGATAGCATAAGATCGAGTGGCGTTGGTATTGTACGCACAGGGAAACCTGCTATAATGAGACCGTTTGTAAGACAAGGTCAGATAAGTTTTATGAAAATCTGGGACCCAGGATCCGGGTATGATTCTGCAGCACCGCCTGAGATCGTGTTATTTGACAATGTTGCATCAGTAGATGCAGCCATTCAAGCAAGAATCAACTCAGGAGTTCTTGCTCAGCCTGATTTTATTAACAGAGGTGCAGGATATGTAAGTTCTCAAGCAGATGTTGTTATAAGCGGCGACGGTTTTGCTGATGTAATTCCTGCAGATAACATACTAACAATTAATAACGTGACGAAAATTCCAGACGTAGGAGCTCAGATATTAATTGATGGTGTATTTGACGATGAGAATCCTACACAGCTTAAAGAGTATTCTGCAGCAATAGTAACGAACCTAGGTGACGACGGAACCAATCAAGGAACTAATCTCGTAGAAATACAGGTGACTCCTGCTCTTACATTAGAAAATGATATAAACAACGGAGACACTGTTACTATTATTGAAAATATCAGCAAGGCAAGATTAACAAATCATGACTTCCTTGACATAGGCACAGGGAATTTTGACAACACCAACTATCCTCAAATATACGGGAGCGGCAACTTTTTTACAGCATCCCCCGACAACGAAGTTAGAGAATTTGACGGCGGCAGAGTGTTTTATGTTTCTACAGACCAAGACGGCAACTTCAGAGGCGGCGACCTTTTTGCTGTTAATCAGGCAACTGGTGTTATAACTATATCCGCTGAATTTTTTGATCTGCAAGGACTGGACGAACTGTCATTAGGAGGAATTAGGCTAGGTGGTTCCGGAACTGTCGTTAGAGAATTTTCCACGGATCCAAATTTCACACAGGATTCAGACAATATTGTTCCGACTCAAAGAGCTGTGGCAAGTTTCCTTGCACAACGTCTTTCGGTCGGCGGCGAAAACCTCGAAACAAATACTCTTATATCAGGAAGACTACGGTTAGGAGGGCCTGCTAATACACTAGATGTAATTGCAGAACCTTTCATAGACGTTCCTAGACAAGCGTCATTGCAAGGCAGTGATCCAAGAACCGGAACTCCTACACATGTTTCCGGAACAATGATAACACAGTCACTGTTACTGAGAACTTTTGACGATAGTATGCAATAGTGATAAATAACAATAGCGCGGAGTTTATAGATGGCTGAATTTAAATTAGGAAGAATAAGATTTGTCTGGAAAGGAGAATGGAGTTCTGGTAATGAATATTACAAGGACGATGTGGTATCGTTCAACGGCAAGTCCTTTATATGTGTTATAGGTCATAATAGTTCTACAGAATTTTTTGATGATCTAAACGCAGTACCTTCAAAATGGAACCTTGTGGCAGACGGCCAAAGCTGGAAAGGAGAATGGCAGCCAGGCGAGAGATATCTTGTAGACAACATAGTTCGCTATGGTGCTAGACTTTATATCTCAACGGAAGATCATATTTCCGCTGAAGATTCTACTCAGGGCCTAGAGGCTGATATAGAAAAATGGCAAATATTTGCAGAAGGACTAGACTGGAAAGGCAACTGGGAAACTTCTTTCAATTATAAGATAAATGATTTTGTAAAATATGGTGGTATCAGCTATGTATGTGTACAAGATCACATATCAGCAGGGACTACTGAACTTGGTTTAGAAGAAGATGTGTCAAATTGGCAGGTGTTCAACGAAGGATTCGAATACCTGTCTGACTGGACTTCGGGCTTTAGATACAAGAAAAACGACGTGGTTCAAAGAGGAGCAAAGCTTTGGATTTGTCTAGCCTATCATACTTCCAGTGCAGAATTTGAAACGGATTCTGATTTCTGGGAAGCGTTTGTAGAAGGATTCGAGTTTGAAGACGAGTGGGATGCTACTAGAAAATATCAGTCAGGCGATATCGTAAAATACGGTGGCAATCAATATATTGCAGTATCCGATAATGTTTCAGACTTCCCTACAGGCGACAACGGACAATGGCAGCTTTTTTCAGAAGGACTGAGATTTCTAGGCGACTGGAATGAAGATTCTTCTAACGTAGAATACAGAGTCGGAGAAGTCGTTCGTCTAGGCGGATTTACTTACAGAGCCGTTAAGGATCACGCAAATCAGCAACCACCAAATGAAGAATTCTGGCAGAGACTAAATTCAGGATTCGAGTGGAGAGGTGAATGGCTCGACGGCGCTGAATACTTTGCAGGAGATGTTGTAAGATTTATAGACAGCTCGTTTGTTGCGAATTCTTATCATATAGCAGACGATGGTGTTAACTCTCCTGATGTAGAAGATTCTTCCGAATTCTGGAGTGTGCTTGCGATAGGCACAGAACAGAGCGTGCTTACTACCACAGGCGATTTGGTATATTTTGCAGGTACAGCACCGCAGAGACTGCCAATAGGCGAAAATGGTCAAATACTAACAGTTTCTCCCGAAGGAATTCCTGAGTGGGAATTTATCGGAAGTATAGAAGATGTTTATTATGTAACAGAATACGGAACAAATGAACCTGCACCTATCTATGGTAAATCTCTCGATCGACCATGGCGCTCAGTGCGCTACGCTTGTGAACAGATAGAGCGTGGCACAAAAAATCCAAACGCAAGAAAACTGCTAGAGAGAAACAGGCAGTTCATTCAAAGAGAAACAGGAGAATGGACAGAATATCAAATTCAAGAAGCAAATTCTCCTTTCACAGCAAATTTTACATATGACTCTGCAAAATATGAAAGAGATATAGGATTTATTGTTGATGCTGTTGAATATGACATTTCACATGGCGGAAACATAAAGACTAGAGAAATTGCACTGGATTACCTACAAGCTGCGTATATTGAAGGGAAAGAAAACGAAACAGTAGCTATAATCAATTATGCTAGTTCTCTAATGGAAAATGTATTAGAACAGACAGATCCTGTTGAAAACTATCAAGAACTGAGAGGCGACAATTCGACTAGAATTGTAAACCAATACAAGGATATTTCTTTAGACGCAGAAGAAACCGTTTATTCGGACATAGAAAATTATGTATCTGTAATTAACACTGCAATCCTGTCAGGATCGGAATCCGGCATTCCAGCAAGAGAAGAACTGCATACTCTTATTAGAGTGTCTACTGGCACTTATAGAGAAGTCTGTCCTATAATAGTTCCTGCAAAATGCTGTGTGCTAGGCGACGAACTAAGATCTACAAGAATCGAAGCAAGAAATACTGTAAATAGCACTCTTACTCCAAGAGTAGATTTTAGATATTCTTTTGAAGGACTAGACAGAGTAGAACAAATCATAGGCGACGTAGTCACAGGAGCTACTGTTACTGCAAGTCCAGCTAATACACAGTCTCAGAGTCAAGAATGGCCGTTTGCTGAAACCGTCCAGGTAGGCGAACAGACTGAAAAACTAGCAAGAAGTATTAGGAAAAATATAGACTATAACATTGGTGATCTAATATCTGCCAAATTCCAAACTCCTTACTCTATGGATGCTCCTGAATTTGGATATGGAAGAGACCTTCTAAGATTGAATCTAGAATTTCTAAAGGCAGAGACTATAGAATTTATAAATGAAAACAGCCCGAGCGTGAAACACTATTCTAAAACCAAAGTCAAAAATGATGTTTCTGCTGTAATAGATGCTGTATCATACGATTTAACATACGAAGGCAATTGGCAAAGTGTGAGAATAGGAAACTCCTATTACGATGAAAATATTGCAACTTTGGTTATTGATCCAGCAGAAGAACAATTACCTATAGATGTATATGATTTCTTAAACAATCTTTGTAGAGATATTGCCACAGGAACTGAAGTTGTTGCGCTTCAGATTGCCGTTGAACAAATTACAAACGGACCTAGCGGAACAGCAGCAGTTGCTAATAGAATAAATGCCTTATTTACAAATATCACTGATATTTTAGAAAATGGTGAGGGCACTGTTGCAATAGTCTATCCTACAGTTGATGCTGGAACATATGAAGAAACAGTGGTTTCTACGCTGGATTCTAATATTTCAACAATTCAATCTCAGGCAATTAGTTTTATCAACGCAAACTTTTCGGATTTGGTTTACAATCAGACAGAATATGAAACTGCAATTGTAGATATTGTAGAAGCACTTGCTTACGACCATGCAGTTTCTGCAAATGTTGCTGCAATTATACAAACAAATTTCTATGTAAAATCAATTGCAGGTACACTTAACCAAGAAGAAAAGCAGGCAAGAATTGCGGTTTTTGAATTTGTAAGAAGACTGATTATAGCAGACTACATTCCGAGCGGTACTACTGTACAAGAACAAGAATTTGGAAAAACCGTAAACGAAACATTCCAACAACAGGATGATGCTATCTTCACGGGATTTGCAGAAGGAAATAACAACCAGGTCGAAGACCAAGAAGTCTATAATGCAGTTTTACAACTAGAACTTAACAAAGAATTTATAGCACAAGAAGTTCTTGCCTATGTAAACGATTATTTTCAAGATACTGTTACGAATATTAATACAACCGCAAACACTCTAACAATATCAGATACTAGCTGGTTATTTAGAAATCAACCGATCGAATTTGAAGACGATTCAACTGATCTAACAGACGCCGGGTTGTCGTCTCAAACAGAATATTTTGTCTACGAGATTACAAGTGCAACAGAATTCAAGATTGGAGAGGTATCTGAAGGAGAAATTCAAGAAGTCGATCTCACACAAGAGTGGAACGGCTCATTTACTGTTAAATCCACATATGATTACAACGAAACTCTCTGTGCTAGAGATGTGAGAGAATACATAGATTCAATCAAATGGGATTTGGTTTATCCTTCAGTGTGGGAAAGATCTTACACAGGAATAGGCTCTGTTGCTGATTTTACTATCTACAGATCAGCAAGCTATAGACATAGACTAGCAGCAAGATACTACGTAAATTCTGTGATAGGTTCTCAGGAAGAGGACATGTACTATCTTAGAAATGCAACCGGAATAAGATTGCAATCAGTAGCAGGGCTGCGCGGAGATCTTACTCCCGAGAACGAATTTGGCACACGCAGACCTACTGCAGGCGCATATTGCAGTCTCGACCCGGGTTGGGGCCCAGAAGATGAGAGAGTTCATATCACAGCAAGATCTCCCTACGTTCAAAATGTTTCTACATTTGGTGAAGCTGCTATAGGTCAAAAGATTGACGGAGAATTACACGCTGCGGGCAACGATTCGATTGTGTCAAATGACTTTACTCAGCTTATCTCCGACGGCATTGGAGCATGGATCACTAACAATGGCAGAGCAGAATTAGTATCTGTATTCTCATACTATGCTCATGTAGGTTATCTTGCAGAAAGTGGCGGAAGAATCAGAGCAACAAACGGCAATAATTCATATGGCACGTTTGGTTCAGTAGCAGAAGGCGTAGACCCAGAAGAAACTCCTGTAAGAGCAGTGGTAGACAATAGAACACAGTTCAACGCTACTGTTTCAAATGTTACAGTTGATGGCGATCAGATACTAGCCGTAGAATTTGATCATGCTGGTAACAATTATACCGAAGCAGAAATCGAAGTATTTGGTGCAGGAATAGGAGCCGAAACAAAAGCAGACGAATTCAGGGACGACGCAGTATTCCAGGCGAGAATAGGGGCAACAGAAGGTGTGCCTCCAGGTGGCGAAGGATACACGGTACAAAGCAATACTGCGCAGGAAGGCAGTTTGACCGGCATCTTCCTTGCGGCCACAGACGGAAGCCTTAGTGCCGCATATCCCGGAATGGCTATTTATATCGTAGGCGGATCAGGCGAAGGACAGTATGCTTTCATTGACACCTATAATGCAGGTTCAAAAGAAGCAACAGTTGTTAAAGAAGACGGCACTGCAGGGTGGGAGCATGTTGTTCCGGGTATACCTATAGTCGAACCAAATTCTACATCTGTGTATCAGATTGAACCTAGAATAGAATTCTCTGCTCCTAGTAATTCCCTAACAACGGGTGCTTTAGACTCGGCAGTTGCTCTATCTGCGATCGAATATTTTGAAACATCAGAAGAATACACCGACGTATCAGCTACAGGAGGTTCTGGTTCAAATGTGTCTTTCGATGTAGTAAGAGTAGGATCAAAATACTATGTTGCTCTCAACACCCCAGGATCAGGATACGAGAGATTGGAAACTGTTACTATCGACGGTACTCTCCTAGGTGGTGCTACTCCAACAAATGACATAACAGTGACACTTATTGCTCTAGATAATTCAGGGACTGTGCTTGACTTTGATTTTGACGGATATGGCGAAAAAGGTCTATTCGTAGGTGTTGACCAAGACTCGAGCGCAATTGCGCATACCAGCGTCGACGGACTTACCTGGACTACAGAAACAATGGCTACCACTAGTCCTTGGAGAGACCTTGCAACAGGACTGCTAGATGATGGATCATCACTATATAAATCGGCTGTAGTTGCAGCAATTGCAGAAGACGGTACTGTAAACTATTCTGCAGATGCAGCAGTATGGCAGAGTTCTACATCTGGATTACCTACATCGGGCGATAAAAAGATTGCTTTTGGAAACATAGCTGTTGACGACAATAGATTTGTAGCTATCAGTGATAACAGTCGAGACGTTGTGTACAGTCAGAACAGCGCTGACTCCTGGATCACTACAACAGATGCATTACCGGCTATTGGTTTTTCCTGTCTCACATACGGAAAAGGCCTATTTGTTGCCGCGCGGTCAGGAGAAGCGCAGATTGCATATTCCACAGACGGGGTTAACTGGGATACTACAACAGACGTAGAAACTTCAGGTACATGGACTGACATCAAATGGGGTAACGGAAGATTCATACTTGTAAGTTCAGAAGGAAGTGTTCTCTACAGTCTAGACGGCATAACCTGGACAGACACAGGACTTACTTCAATAGATCAACCTGCACAGATTGCTTATGGACAGGGTGTTTTTGCAATTACAAGTGCGACAGAAAATTCCGTAGTATATCATTCTGAGTATGGCCTAGAATGGACAGCACAATCAGTTGACACTAATGTAACTACAGGGTTCTCTGCAATTGCTCACGGCAATCCCAACAGAACAACTACATTTGTTGCCAGCTCTGTTGCGTCGGATAGCACACTCGCAGTTGCTAACCTTGGTGCAAAGGCTAGAGGTAGAGCAAGTGTTTCAAATGAACAGATATTTGAAGTAAGACTGAAAGAGCCAGGATCAAACTACAGCACCGAGCCCACTGTGACTGTAACAGATCCAGGTAACACAGAAGATGTTATTCTGTTGCCAAGAATTGGCAAGGGTTCTCTTGCGAACCCAACCTTTCTTAGCAGAGGCAGCAACTATTCCGAAGCAAGTGCTGATATAAATGCTGAAAATTCAAACGGCGAAGCAGACTTCCGCCAGGCAGTTGATCAGATAGCAGTAAAATGGATATCAGATCAGCCTGTAGACGGATCCAATGTTGAATTTGACAGTCTACCAGGCAGGTATTTCAAATTGGTTACAACAGTCAGTTTTGTGGGAGATAATGACGGTTCTTATACAGCATTCCTGCAAATATCACCCGGATTAACTATTACAGAAGCGCCACAAGACGAAGAAGAAATTACTCTTAGAATAAGATATTCTCAGGTAAGGCTGACAGGCCATGATTTCCTAGATATCGGTACAGGTAGTTTTTCAGAAACAAATTACCCTAGTCGGTTCTTTGGAGAGCCTGTAAATGTCCCTGACCAAGCTAATGAAACACGCAGCGAAAACGGAGGTAGGGTATTCTTTACTTCTACCGACCAAGATGGTAACTTCAGAGTAGGTGATCTGTTCTCCGTAGAACAGAGTACTGGTGTTGCTACAATTTCTGCAGATGCATTTAACCTTGCAGGTCTACAGGAACTTACACTGGGCGAGGTGTCTCTAGGAGGCAACTCTGCAGCAATAAATGAATTCTCAACAGATCCTTTCTTTACTGCAGATTCTGACAATATTGTTCCTACTCAGAGAGCAGTAAAAGCCTATATTGAATCGCAGATAGGTGGCGGCGGCGCGTCACTTAATGTAAATAGCGTTACTGCAGGCAACATCTTTATTGGTGGTAACCAAATTTCCAGTGTAGATGGAGAACCGATAAATATATTTGGTAATATAAGATTCAGAGGAACGGTATTAGGTGTACCGCTAGCCTTTCAATACTTTTTAAGATAAACGGAGATAAGAATAATGGCTTCAGGCATACTAGGAACAGCGGATCTATCTGCAACTACTAATACAGCAGTGTATACAGTTCCCACAAACACATTTTCAGTAGTAACTGTAAATGTTACAAATAGAAACTCACAGTCAAGAACAGTAAGAGTAGCAGTTGCTCTAGCAGATTCGCCCACAAACGATGAATGGATAGAGTACGATGCAGAATTACTAGGAAACGGTGTGCTAGAGCGTTCAGGCATTGTGCTAGATGCAGACAAAAGAATAGTTGTTTATTCAAATTCCACAGACGTCAACGTTGTAGTATACGGAATAGAAACCCCAACAAGCTAACAAGGATACAAAATGCCAAGAAGAATATCAACAGGTGTAACAGGTAGATCGATACTGGGAAATTATTTCAGTAGCGGAAATATTTTTGGAACTCTGCCTGCCGATGAAAATATAGAGTTTGCACCCAACGGCACCGGCGAAACTGTTGTAAACTCTAATCTGCGTATACAGGGGACGTCTTCTTTGGTGTTTAATGACAACTCAGAAGACAACAGCGTGTCGATTCAAAGTCCAGAACTGTCGTCAGACTATACTCTTACACTGCCTACAGACATAGGAACAGCTGGCGATGTGTTAACTGTAGACGGATCGGGTAATTTATCGTTTACAGATTTAACAATAGAAGTTTCAAATCAATCTGCTGATACTGCTACCTATTATCCTTTGATAAGCACTTCTAACAGTGGCTCTATATCCTCAGTAGATACTGCTTCCAGTAAACTGAGTTTTGTACCAAACAGTGGCACACTAAGTGCTGATGTGTTTTCAGACGGAAGTCTTTCTATTAGTTCTGGATCAATCTCAAGTGCAACCAACGGTACTTTTTCAGGCACAGTGCAAGCAGGTTCAATAACAGAAACTTCAAGTTTGGTTCTAAAAACAGATATTGATCCGTTAACAGATTCTATAGACAAAATTTCTCGTTTAAATCCTGTGGAATTCACAAGAAAATCTAATGGTAAGCGAGAAGTGGGTTTGATAGCAGAAGAAGTAGAACGAGTAATTCCTGAACTGGTTGACACAGACGGTGAATTCAAAACAGTTTCTTACTCACGGTTAACTGCTTATCTGATAGATGCAATAAAGAGTTTATCTCAGGTAAAAAATGGCTGAATTAGACAGAACAATTATCAATGATACAGGATTTATAGGCCTTCCTGTAGGCACTACTGCACAACGTCCTAGTTCTCCAGAACTGGGAATGATGCGTTGGAATACAGACGAAGAGTTGGTAGAATTCTACAACGGTACAGAGTGGATCGCAGTAGAAGGTGGATCTGCGCCTCCCGGAGAAGCAGTATTTACGTCTACCGGAACTCAGAGTTGGACTGTTCCCGATGGTGTGAGTTCTATTTTTGTAGTAGCTGTCGGAGCCGGTGGCGGCGGCGGTGGTGGTGTTGGTAATTCAGGCAATGGATCTTCAGGCGCCGGGGGCGGCGGCTTAACTTATGGTAACAATGTTTCTGTAACTCCAGGGGAAACTTTGACAGTTATAGTCGGTACCGGAGGGTCAGGAGGCAACACTAGCGGTAGCAATGGACAGAATGGGGGCGATTCTGAAGTTAGAAGAAGCGGCTCTATTTTAATAGAAGCACGCGGTGGCGGCAGAGGCATAGGCGAAACCACAGGTAATCCAGGTTCCGGCGGTCAAGGAAGTTTAGGATCAGCCGCAAGCGGCGGTGGACGTGGCGGTGACGGAGGCGACGCTGTAGATAATGCGGGCGCAATGGGCGGCGGCGGTGCAGGCGGCTATTCCGGTAATGGCGGCACAGGAGGGTCGTCGAGTTCAGGTTCTTCAGGTTCCGGTGGCGCCGGAGGAGGCGGCGGAAACGGGGATAGACGCGGTTATGGCGGCGGCGGTGTTGGAATATTTGGCCAAGGATCTAGCGGAAGCGGCAGCAGCAATGGCGGCGGCGGCGGCAGCGGCGGCAACAATGGTACTGTTAACGACGGCGGAAATTACGGTGCCGGCGGCGGCGCGCCAGAAGATGACACACAGAGCAGAGGCGGCGACGGCGGCAACGGAGCTGTTAGAATACTCTGGGGTGAAGGCAGATCATTCCCGAGCACAAACGTTGATCAAGGATCTAGCGAGACTATAAAGAATAACTAGAATGGCAACATTAAAAAATACCACAATCAACGACACAGGTTTTCTAAAAATTCCAAGCGGAACAACTGGTCAAAGACCAAGCAGTCCTCAAACAGGTGATTTTAGATACAACACAGATGACGAAGCGTTTGAAGTGTATAACGGATCAGAATGGGTAACTTTATAACATGGCAAACCTAAAAAACACAAGAATTAACACTACCCAATCGGTTAAACTTCCAGCAGGTAATAATGCTCAAAGACCTAACAGTGCTAATCTAGGCATGATGCGTTATAACACAGAAGAAGAAATTGTAGAAGTTTATAATGGAACAGAATGGATTGCAATTGCATCCGGCGCTAGCTCGTTATATGAATTTATTACAGCAACATTTACACCCGGTGGATCATCAGGCTCTTCAGGGCCCAGTCTTTCTCAGGCAAGAAACGGCCTCTCAGGCACAGGAACTAATAATTGGAAAAATAATACTGAATTTTTTGATACTTCAAACGGTATACAATTATGGACAGTCCCTCAAGACGGCACTTATAGAATAGAAGCATACGGAGCAGCCGGCGGCGCAGGTGACAGATCTCCCGGTCAAGGTGCTAGAATGAGAGGTGATTTTACGCTAACAGCCGGAGACAAAATAAAAATTCTAATCGGACAAGAAGGAAGAACTACAGGAGAAGGCGCAAATGGTGGCGGCGGAACTTTTGTAGCAACCTTTACAGATACTCCTTTAATTGTAGCAGGCGCCGGCGGCGGCGGCGCAGGAAACAACCCATTTGATGACGGTAAAGACGGTATTACCAGTGAGACAAATTCCAACACAGGATCATCTGGACAAGGCGGTGCGGCTGATTCTGGAAACTCTAATGAAAGAGGCGACGGCGGCGGCGGCTTTTTTGGGAATGGCGGCTCCGTCGACGGAAATCCTGGTATTAGTTTTGTAAACGGAGGAGAAGGTAACTCCGGATCGTCTTTCGGCGGTGGCGGCGGCCAAGGTTCTGATGGCGCTGGCGGCGGCGGCGGTTATTCTGGCGGCGATGGGAACGATAGGGGCGGCGGTTTTGGTGGTGGTTCGTTTAATAACGGAACTAATCAATCCAATTCTAGTGGCGTAAATTCTGGAGACGGATTTGTAGAAATAGATCTTCTATCATAGAAGATATATTGTTTACGTAATCTGCCAGGCTATATTAAACACTGTTCCAATCTTGGTTTGATTAGTTTTTTTTGCAAGTGTATTTCCTAAACCATAGTGCAGAGGTTTAGGCCATTTTGCATACTCTACCCAGGCATATCCATCATGCTCATGATTTAACTGAGGTAGAAATTCTTTTCCTATTATACACAGGTAGGTATGAAATGTAAAGTGACCGTCTTGAGATTGAAATTTTTCAAGAGGAATAGTTTTTTGTATGTCAACTGCACCTATCTCTTCTTCGATCTCTCTCTTTAAACCTTCCCATGGCGTTTCTCGGCCCTCGACATTACCGCCGACAATACCCCATACATTTGATCTCCTTCCCTGCGTTCTATGCACAAAAAGAAACCTTTCGGTGTCAAGACTGAAGAAAAGAGCACCTGCACATACAAGGTTTGACATACAAGTAGTTATATCTTAAAGTTCTATACAAAATTCAAAGTGAAGCTTGATAAATATCATAACGAGGACATAAAATGAGCAACTTTTTTGATAGAATAAGAATTATTCCGAGACAATCAAGCTTCCTAGATAGAATATCAGGATCCAGTGGGCAGATTTACACAAACAAAGATTCTGGTAGTATTAGGGTATACAATGGTGACGATCCAGGAGGAAAGGAACTTGCAACTTCGGATTTTGCAAACATAGAAAGCACTGCAGAACTTGACCTACTAAGTAAAAAGAATCGAATTCGTTTTCATTGGGACACACTGAATGACCTTGAAACAGAAGTAGATCCAGTTGTCTACCACGGAATGATTGCTCACGTTCATTCCGAAGGAAGACTATACTTTGCACACGCAGGAGAGTGGACACCAGTAGCCAACCTTGCAGAACTTGGTGAAAATGCCAGTCAAATACCATACGAACCAGACACAGAAGACACTCTACAATGGGTAGAAGGCACCTATGATTTTGGCAATAACATAATCAAATACGCAAATGCTGTGCAGCTTGAATCGGAGCTCGAAAACTATTCTCCTGTAACCTATCATGGTATGACAATGCACGTTCACGAAACCGGATCTCTCTACTATGCACACGCAGGCGAGTGGCGCAAGCTGTTAACAGATGTTACTTACAACGATGCAGAGAGTGCAGGATATATAAATCCTTTAAGCACAGTGGCTTATTCAAATGACTATGTTGACCTTAACAATGCTCCCAGTTCAATATTGGATTTTGGAATCACAGATGGTGCAAACGGCCAGGTTTTATCTACAGACGGCGCAGGTGCATTTTCGTTTGTAGATGCAGCAACAGGCAGCGGCTCTTCGTTCGATCTTATTGATACAGACAGCGGTTCATTTGATCCTAGCGGTGTATCAACACTAAACTTATTAGGCGGAGAAAATGTATCAACAGAAGTGGTTACAGACTCGGATGCAGTGACTATAAATGTTAATCCGTTTAGTATAAACTTTCTGTCTGATGTAGATACTCAATCAAACCCTCCTAGCCCAGGAGAAGTTCTAAAATGGGACGGCGCTAAGTGGGCTCCCGGAACAGATATTGCAGAAGGTGGCGCTGGACTTGATGCAGACACACTTGATGGATTTGACAGTGGATACTATCTTAACTACAATAATTTCACAAACACTCCGGATGTTATTACTTTAGATGCTATTGACATAGACAATGAAGGCACACCCAGCGGAAACGGCGCTATTACATATGATAACACAACAGGATTATTTCAGTTTATTCCACCTACTGCTGCAGGAATTGGTGCTGCGACTCTCACAGATTTAAGTGTTACAGTAGAAACACCTGGCGTTGCTGGTTTGATATACAATAATGCAACCGGAGTATTTACATATACACCGCCACAATTAGGTGATTTTGAATTTATAGGTACTACACTTAATACCACAGGTAGTTCTCAGATTACTGTTACGCCTGATGTAGATTTTGCAGGCGCAGTGTCGTTCACAACGCTTTCTTCAACGGGTACCGGTACACTTGCGTTGGACAGTGCTTCTTCGATTGCTTTGACAGCAGAAGATGATATCTCTTTAACAGCAGGAACAGGCAGCATTATACTAGACAATCAAAACTGGCCGCAAACGGACGGAGCGAACGGCGAAGTTCTTACAACCGACGGTGCAGGACAGTTGAGTTGGCAATCAGTCACATCGGGCAGTGATCAAAATCTTTTTCAAACTGTTAGCACTGATTCGGGGTCTACTACAGCAGACACCACAACTGACACACTAACTATTGCAGGTGGCTCGGATATTGCAACGTCTGTAACCGGTGACACTGTCACTATTAATTTTACAGGCGCAGGCGGAACCAGCCAAAATCTATTCCAAACTGTGTCAGCAGATTTGGGATCAACCACAGCAGATACAAGCACAGACACTTTAACTGTTGCAGGTGGCACGGATATATCAACCTCTATCTCAGGCGATATTCTAACCGTAAGTTTCACAGGATCAGCAGGTGGTGCTTCAAATTTGAACGAACTGTCGGATGTATCTTCTGCAGGTATTGATGTTAATGACATCTTTGAAGCAGCAATTGTTACTCTTAGAGTAGACAACAACAGTGCAATTGCTTACACATTTGATTCACATTACTCGGGAGATAATCCCACAATCTATGCAATATCAGGCACTACTATTGCGTTTGATCTTGATTTAATTGGTGGCCACCCGTTTGAAATACAGGATCCGGGAGGCGCAGCAATAAGTTCAGGTTTGGTTCATGTGAGTGCAACAGGCTCTGTGTCAACTGGTTCTGCTGCTCAAGGGTTTGATTCAGGAACACTGTATTGGAGAATACAAGAATCTATCTCAGGCAATTACCAATACCAATGTCAGTTTCACTCAGGCATGAATGGCGTGATTACAGTCAAAAGACTGAGCACGCTGTAAAAAAGCACAAATAAATTTACTTCTAAATGCTTGAATTAATATTTTAGATAATAAACTCAACTAAGTTGCTATGAGAAGACAATCTCACCCCGATGTAATTTGGAAAGGTTGCACGCCGTATCTATCAAAGACATGCCGATTAGGAGATCCGAGAATGCTAGTGTCTACTTGTCTGTAGTCGGTATCATTGTTTGCAGTTTGATATATAACCGACTGGCAATCAGCAAATATTTTGTTGGCCAATTCACTGGGAATAAGCGCAGGCTGACTTTCTAGATGCAGAGCAAGCACACCTGCTATTTGAGGCGAAGACATAGAAGTTCCGCTGATATTCATAATTTTAAATGAACTGTCCCCAGGATAATCGTATAGGGTATAACTAGCGTCTGCTAGATTTGAACTAGTGCTCATTATACCTGTGCCAGGAGCCCAGATATTTACGGCCGGGCCTTTTTTACTAGAAGGAGCTGTTTTATCCTTGTATGTTCCGTCTAGTATTACATTAGTGTCAAGATTGCCCACATAGTATGCTCCGGCTGCATATGGCGAACCAGGACGATGATAGTATATAGTATTGCTGTCAAAAATAGCAAAATTATCATAATCGTTGCCGCCAGGTGTGTCTGCCTTATAAAAATCATTGCCTGCAGCAATACAGATGTGAATTCCGTCTAGAATCATGTCTTCTATTTCAGCATCTACTGAGGCTACCTGTACGGGTAAGCGTCTGAAATCTGGGTCTGCATTTCCGTTAAATTTAGAAACTATGCCATATAAGTCCCATAATTCAGTATCAGATTCATCATTGTAATCCCAAGAAACACCTCGATAGACTCCGTTGTTAGGATTAAACGTGCTTGAATTAGTAAAACCCCAACTCATATTAACAACAGTGGGTCTTTCGCCTGCTTTGTTATTATGCCACAGCCTTATAGTGTCAAAAGCATCCGATAGAGGAATACCAGTTCCATCTGATCCATTATCTAATGTTTCTAGTCCCTCTAGTTTTTGAGAATATATTCTAGCCCCCTTTGCAAATCCATAAGTTTTACCTGCTGCTATTCCTGCGCAGTGAGTTCCGTGCCCGTCTCTGTCTCTGTAATGATCCGGATCCTGAGTGCCTGCTATTCCGCTTTCTGCATACCAGTCTATCTGCTGTAATCTAGTTGTGCCAGACGCGTCTTCCCATTCAGGATGTCCTACCTGTATTCCGCTGTCTTGAATAACAATGTCTACTCCTGCACCATTGAGAGCATATACGTAGTCACCTCCTACAGATGCAGTATCTCCGTAAACATTTATAGTTTCAATTATTCTACGCAAACCCCAATTAACATCATCAGCACTGTTGAATCCTCTTGTGAAATCGCCAGTCTGCGAAGCGTTTATGCCAATTTGAATATCCTGCCTTTGTTCTGGCGGGATTTCTATAGCTCGAATTCTTGGATCTTGCCGCAGTGATTCCGCTTCGTCGTCGGTAAGCATGAAATGCGTTTGAACTTTAGATCCATATCTAGGGTTTTTAAGTTCAACTGACCTATTAGGAACTGCGCCTTTGCCTGTGTCAGCCACAAGATCTTGTTCTACAGATTTAAGGTCTGTTCTATGTTTTACAATAATTGTGTATTCTTTTTTCACGATTTAGATCCCTATTCTATACTGTTGTTAATTTGGTCTTCAAACGACAAAAGCCATTCCGTACCAGTAAATTTGTATTGAACGCCAGTATTGAGATTAGTAGTAAATATCGATAAATCACTGCTGTCGTTCTCTGCAGAATCAAACACTACCTCCCATTCTGTGCCTGTCCACTCTACGATGTCGTTAGCATTTGCAACAAAATCTGATCCGTCTGAATTCGTCCAAGCCGCTGCTCCGTTTTCGTTTTTGTCACTACCAATACCATTTAATAATAATATTCTCAAACCCGGTGTTTTAATATCGTCTAAGTTATTGGCGAATTGTGACGCATACTCTTTGAATTTTTCGCCACGAGGAGAATCTTTGTCGATTAGATTATAGTCTCTGTCTCTGAAAAAATTAACAGGACTGTCTTCAGGAATATTAATTGGATCTATTATGTAATCGATTTTGGATCTAGCACCTAGACTGCTGCTAATTACAGTGTCTGTGGGAATTGAATCTTCGTCCCAGTTTACTATGGCTTCAGTTTCGTCTGTTGATATTGCAAGTGTGCCTACAATTTCAGATGTCAAATCTGCTCTCTGCAGTCTAATTGTGCTTACACCTTCTTCGAACTTGAACGGGAATGCTTCTAGAAATTGCCACCAACTCATAGTTCCTATGCTGCCATTTCGAACTAATCGCAGTGTATTATTCATTACTAGGAGATCGATATTTTGATATGTGGTTTTGAGGATAGCAAGAACAGATTCTTCTGTGTCGTAGTCTTTTCTCGTAGTCGCACGTTCTAAATCACCTGATTCGTTAACGAATAATTCTGTTTGAACATCAGCATCGCCTTCGGGCAGAGAAAAATCAATATCTGTAGTAGCATCTATCAACTCCTGCTTGGAATTGTGTATACGACTCACAATATCTGTAATAACTCCGAGACGTTTTACCTTAGCAGGAGGAGAGATGTATATAGGCGTAGTAAATGTAAGAGTTGAAACGTCTATTTCAGTTTCTGTGCCCTGAGGTATGGTTCTTGAACTCCAGGTTATTCCGTCGAGGTAAACAGCAGACAGAGATGTCCAGTCAAGATAGTTGTCTGTGGTCTGTAGTTCGAGGGAAGGGTTGAACAGCATTAAAATCTGTTCCAGTATCTGAAGTTTTTGGTCTGTGTTTGTGCTCCATAAATCTACACTCACTGTGAGAGTGTAGGGCGTAGGCATGAGGCGTTCTACTGTATAGTTCTTGCCTTCGGTGTTTAGATACTCATTGCCTTGAGAATCAAACTCTCTTTCTCGAATGTTTACCTTGTTTACATAGGAAGAGTCTGCCAGTCTTGAAGTGTCCAGTTCTAAGCCTGTCACATACAAAGCCATTCTCGGAGCGTTTGGTATTTTGTTTTCAGAATGCTTGTGGTCTAAGAGCCCGTGATAGACCCTGTCTTTCTGCTTCTCTGTTGCGATAGAATTTTACTTCCCATGCGCCTGTGTAGTCTATTGATTCTTGGATACCTGATATGACAGGTAATTCTATAGTAATTCTAGAACTGTCCTGTGTGGTAATCATTCCAGGATAGTCTGCTACTGCGTAGGATTTTTCTAGAGTGTCGTATTTTAATACAAGATATTCTGCTTGATCTTGGACTGAAATATCAGTATGTATTTCAGTATCTCCCTTCTCAAGCGCAACCACATCCTGTGCTGCGAGATCGTTGTACACAAACGTTCTATTATTAATAAATCCAGTTTTCTGTGTACGTCTGTCTGAAGAATTTGTCATCGTCATCCTAACATCATCGTGTACCTTGACCCACTTGTTGCCATCAAACTGAAACATTCGCTTGGGTCGAAAATCTGTTCTCAAAAAGTAATCATGTTTTTCAGGAGCGTCAGGAAACTGAATACCGTGTCCAAATTGCTGCCCGTTTGGTGTATCCGCTTCCCCAAGCAGATATCCCTGATAGCCTTTGCCACTGGGAGGTGCTGTTGTGTAAGCACCGTCTACCTGTTCGACTTCTACAGTTGCGCCTGTCTCGTTCGGATCTAATCTTAATTGATAGTAATGTGATACATCATAACCACTTTTAGGAGCATCTGCTTCTGCCTGTTCTATAACTGCATCATTTATATTCTGTTCTCTGTCATAGGTCGAAAGCAGATCTCTCAGAGTCTCGCCACCTGGATCTTCTTCGTCTGCAGGCAGGTCCAAGATGTCCTTGAATTCCAAGTAGGAGAAAATCCCTCAGATGCTCTGTTCACGTCTTCGACTACATAGAATCTTTTTAGTGCTACACTTGCTTCGTCTAAAGCATAAGAATCTTTTAGGTGCGGCAGTTCTATCACATCACCTGATATTATTTTCCTTCCTATGGTTTTTACACTTGAGTTTATATGTACAGTAAGAAACACAGTATCATTGTCTAGAAATAAACCAAACTGCGACAGGTTAAAGTCAATATCCTGGACATTGTATATGCCTCTCAGAGAGTAGATGTCTTGATCGTATTTTCTGTCTCTGTTTTCAAGGAACAGCAGATCCTGTATATTGGTAGGATCCAGTGAATCATACACCGGCTGATCCGCAGTGCCCTCGCCTTCTTCGGCGCTTTGCGCTCCAAGATACTTGTGTAAATGAACGTCAGTACCGCCCACAGTGAACATTTCAAAAATCTGTTGATCTAGAAAATCGTAATCTTTGCCCTTTTCTGGACGGTATAATGATAGCCGAGGAATTGTTCTTCTCCTGTTTTACATATTTAGCAGC